ATTTGTAGGTCATGATATCAGAACTCTGATGTTACACGATGACCCTGATTTTGTAAAAAATGTAAATGAATTAGATATCCCAATTTATACAACAGGGAGATACAGATGCCTTAAAAATAATTTTCCGATTCCTATAAACGAAATAATGAATAAATTTCATACGGCATTTTTTCTTAATGTTATTGCTTATATGATTGCAACAGCTATTTTACAAAAACCAAAAAAGATAAGCATATATGGAGTAGATATGCGACCTGATGCAGGCAACGAAACTTATAGCAATGAAAAAGGGAGTGTAGAATTTTGGTTAGGGGTTGCAATGGGACAAGGCATTAAAATTATTAATACGAAACAGTCCTTTGTGTTGAAAACAAAACAGGAAGGTAATTTTTTAAATAAAAGAGACAAAGTCCCCCAAATTGGGCTTTATACACAAATACCACAAGCAGAAAGGAATCCTATCGGCATTCAAAATTATGTTATTTTACCATTGCCGTTAGGGTCTGAAATATAAACGGAAGAGAACAAAATGTTCTTAATAAAATAAAAACGAGGTGAATTAAAAATGGCAAATGAATTAAAAGGATTGGATGGAAGTGTTACTTTTACTAACGGGCAAACTTATGTAAGTAATTGGACATTAAATTATGTTGCGGGAACACATGATACAACGAATTTTGATAGTTCTTCTGGAGGAAAAGTATTTATTGCAGGAGTCAAAGAATGGAGTGGAAGCTATGATTGTTTCTATTCTACGGGCAATACTGCGGTTCCAGGAGATACAGGGAATATCGTTCTAAAAACATCTACGGGGACTGTTGGAGTTTGGTCAGGTGGAATAATTATTACTGGAATGGATATTGCTACCCCTGTTGATGGAGTAGTAACACAAAATTACTCTTTCCAAGGAACTGGATTATTGAGTGCAAGTTCATAAAAAGAGGTGAATAAAAAATGAGTGAAATTAGTGGAATAAACGGAGCTGTTTATTATAATAAAGAATTAACCGACACTGCACTTGCAAATAGCATTGTTTTTGATGCGGGTACTACTGGAGCTATCGACCAAACCATAACCTCTTCGACTGATAATGGAGCAACTGGAATAATTGATTTTGAAACCAGAGGGTATAAAGCAGATGTGTTATTTAGTATTGCAGGAGCTACTTCTACGGGCAATAATAGAATATTCACTATCAATGCCGTAAGTTCAGGAGCTCTAACGGTAAATGAAGCAGTATCCACGGGAACCGATACAGGGACTCTAGTTTTTACAGAAATTGACCCTGGAAGAGAAATATGTGGATTTTATAATTGGACGATAAATTATATTTCAGGTGTTCATGAAGTAACTGCTTTTTGTAATTCTTCTGGTGGTAAGTCTTTTATCCCCAGTGTTACCGAATGGTCGGCTACGGCAGATAAATATTTTTTAACAGCAAATAATGTTATAGATGATTGGCTTGCCACCGAAGTAAAAGTTAGATTTTTTACAAGATATGTTGCAAGTCCCACAACTGGGTCACCTGCTCAATATTGGGAAGGTGATATGTTGGTAACTGGAATAGATGAAACTACTCCAGTAGATGCATTGGTTACTCAAAATTTAAGTTTTCAAGGCAAAGGAGCATTAACTTTAACGACAAAAACGAATGACTGGAATACAACTTAAAAAATAAAAGGAGATAAATATGACAGATAAATTGGAAGATATTTCCAAAAGTGGAATATCAGTAGAAATAAAAGACAAAGAATATGAACTTTCAGTATTAACTATTGGTGATTTGGCAGATTTTCGACAAGCTATCAAGGGTAAAAGAATTAAATTAATCCAAGAAAATATAGAAAATACTGAAGAAAGAATCATTTTAATATCAAAAATTTTAGACTCACAAATAAATGAAACAGCTGAAATGGGAACTATGAGTGGGGTTTGTTTTTTGCTATGGAAATCGTTGCAGAAAAAACAGAAAGATTTAACATTAAAAGACGTAGAAGAAATGATTGATTTAGAAAATATCGGAGAAGTTTCAACAATATTAACAAGATTAGGGGGCAAAGTCGCAAACCCCACTCAAAGGGCGGAGAAAAGGAAAAAATAAGCTGGGAATTAGCATTTTCGCTATTATCCAGATATTATCCTTCTTTCAGTCCTGAAGTGATAAATAATTTAAGTACCTTTCAATTTCATAATTATATGAATAATATTGCAGAGATTGAAAAAATGTTTCACGGGGTAGAAGAAAAAAAGAAACCGAAATCGAATAAAGAATTAGTTGAAGAAGCAAAAGAAATTGGATTAAAAACGCCGAAAAAATATTAGGTGAGACCAATTAATTGGATCAAAATACGGCAGGGACTGTCGGAATTTAAGTCTGTGGAGAGACAGTAAGCCCTATATACAAAGTAGGCAAGGCTCAATGAAGCAGAAAATCTTAATAAGATAATTCACGGTGAATTTTATGGAAATATCAAAAACATATGTATCAATTGGAGCGAATACCGTTCCTTTAGCAGCAGGGTTGACTAAAGCTCAAGGAATGGTTGCAAAATCGACGGCTACTATGACAAAAAAATTAGCGGGAATCGGCAAAGGAATGACTATTGCCGGTGCTTTAATAGCAGTAGGACTTGGAATGGCTGTTAAAACTGCTAAAAAATTCGAACAATCAATGGCAAATACCGCTTCTGTTGCAGGAGCAACAGCCGAAGAACTCAAGAAATTATCTGATTATGCTCGAATAATGGGAGAACAATCTGTTTATTCTGCAAGTCAAGCCGCTGATGGTATGTATTATTTAGCTTCTGCTGGAATGAATACCAACGAAATAATGGGGGCATTAGAAGGAACTTTGGCTTTGGCCGCTGCTACTGCAAGTGATTTAGCTTATACATCTGAATCGGTTGCAGCTACTTTATCGCAATTTGGATTTGCAGCCGACCAAGCCGGGAGAGTTGCTAACGTATTTGCCGCTGCGATATCTGGGTCACAGGCTACAATGGAAAAATTAACAGATTCAATGAGTTATGTTGGTCCAATGTCAAAAAGCATGGGGATATCTCTTGAAACAACGACTGGTATCTTAATGAATCTTTACAATGCTGGGTTACAAGGCTCAAAAGCAGGAACTGCTTTGCGGATGGCTTTTGTTAAGTTAATTGACCCTACTACAAAAGGGATAGCGGCATTAGAAAAATTAGAAGTTGTCATTAAAAATAGCTCTGGAGAATTAAGACCTTTTGAAGATATTATAAATGAATTAGGGATAGCTGGAATGTCTACCGCTGATGCAATGGATATATTTGGAATCCGTGCAGGCCCTGCTATGATGGCACTTGTATCCCAAGGCACAGGGGCTATTCAAGAAATGACAGATACCGTTACTGGAACTAATAAGGCTACTGAGATGGCCGCAATGCAGATAGATACTTTTGAAGGAGCAATGAAACTTTTAAAGAGTGCTTTTGAAGAAGCACAAATAACTTTAGCTGAAGGATTAATGCCCATATTAAAAGGATTTATTCAAAGAATAACTGAAACAATAAAAAAAGTTACTGCATGGATGAAAGAAAATCCAAAATTAACAGAATCTATTGTTAAGTGGACGGCTGCGGTTGGAGCTTTAATGCTTGTATTAGGGCCACTATTAATAGTATTACCTGGATTAGTAGTGGCGGGTGGATTTTTCACAACAACAGTTGGGACAATGACTGGAGCAGTTGGGTTAGCGGTAATTAATTTTATTCTTTGGTATAATATTATTAAGTCGATTGACGAAATATTACATTCTCATCATACAACTATTCAAGATGTAGCAGATGCGCAAGACATACTTGCAAAAAAACAAGAAGAAGTAGCTGCAAAATTGGGGCTTACAACTGAAGAATTTATAGAACTTCAAAAAGCAGGGGCTTCTGTAACAGAAATGCTTAATAAGGCGGCTAAAAAAACAGTAGATTGGGATGCTTATAATGAAGGACTTGCCGAACTAACCAGACTTGCCGAAAATGGGGGAATCTCGGCTCAAGGGCTTTATAAGGCAATGCGTCAATTGGCAATAGATACAGGAGTAGCCACCGAAGAAACTTCTGGATTAGAATCGGGCATGGGCGAGATAGTTATAACAACAGGTAAATTAAAAGAAGAAATGATTCTTTTGACTAAAGAACATGAAGCTTACGGGGAATCAATAGAGGATAGCGTAAAATATTATAAGGGAATGATTGAAAAATTAGATGCAGTTGATGTCATTCTTCAAACCGAGTTATTAATGCTTGAAAAAGGAGCAGAGGCATACGCTGAAAAACAAAAAGAGATTTATGAAAATGTCAAAGCAATAAACGCAATAAAAGAATCTCTTGATAAACTTATAGAACCTTTAGAAGGATTAGATTTAATAGCTGCAAAAATGGCATTATTAGGTGATTCTATCAAAGAAATACCTGCAAAACTTGGTCTATTACAAGAAAAAGCAGTACTTTTAAAACAAGCGTTAGATGAAGCGATTCCTGAAACTGATGCTTGGTATGAAGCCGCAAAGGCATATAAGGTTAATGAAGATGCAATAAAAGCCCTTATAGGAAGTCTTGATGAGTATGGAGAAAAAGGGAAAGAACTCATCTCTAACTTAATAGAATTAACAGATAAACAAAAAAAGTTACAAGAAGCAATGGATACAGTGGGAATTGACAAGACAAATGAA